TTGAGCAGGCCAAGATCGACGCGCAGCTTGAGATTGCACGGATGAACAACGAGGCCAAGTTCGGACTGCAGGCAGCCAAGGACGACTCGGTTCACCAGCTCAAGGCCGCTGAGATCATTGACCGTAAGATGAATCCGCCGCCACCTCCGGCTCCGGGCAAGTTCCCGGGGAGTAAGAAATGAGCGAGGAGCGGTCCCATGGGGACCGCCTGTCCGCGTGGATAGGCGACCAGATTCAGATGCACGAGAAGGCCATCTCTCAAGGTGGCGCCAAGACCTTTGAGGAATATCGCGAGGTTTGCGGTGTGATTCGAGGACTTAAGATCGCCAAGAATGAGCTCGACAGCATGATGCGTAACTGGGAGATCGCGTCGGAGCTCGACGACTAGACTTCAATCTAAGCTCTAGGAATACGCCACGCCTAGAGATAACTTAGCCATAAAGGTGGTGCTTGTGGAGTTAACGATGTCATTAACGAATATCGACACTGATAAGACACTGGAGAAAGGGGAAGAGTTAGCTTCTCGTCTACCTAATCCAGTCGGCTATCAGATCCTAGTCATTAAACCCAAGATTGAGGACAAGACTGAAGGCGGTATCCTAAAGCCGCAAGAATTCATCCGAAAGGAAGAAACAGGATCTGTCGTAGGTCTTGTTCTTGAACTGGGTGATATGGCGTATTCAGATTCATCTCGTTTCCCGACTGGCCCTTGGTGCAAGAAAGGAGACTTCATTCTTATTGGTGCGTACCGAGGCCAACGCTTTACCGTAGATGGAGAAGAATTTGTTCTGATCCATGACGACATGGTGCTGGCAACGGTATCTGACCCTCGTGGTATCAACAGAGCCTATTAAGGAGATAGACAATGGGCATCAATAACGACGAACTTGAAAACGAAGAATTCGAGATTGACATCGTTGACGACACTCCTGAAGAGGACCAAGGTAAGCAGCCGCTACCGCCTATTTCAGATGATGAGCTTGAACAGCAGCGCAAAGAAATGGACGCCTACGCGTCCAAGGGCGTGCAGGAAAGAATCAACAAGCTGACGCACCATATTCACGACGAGCGTCGTGCGAAAGAAGAGGCGATGCGTCGAGCAGAGGCTGCTGAGCAGTTTGCCAAGCACATGTACGACAAGGCTCAGCAGTATGAAGACACGATCAGCTGGGGCCGGAACGAATACTTCAACGAGGTCAATGCGCGACTGGATCTGGCTCAGCAGCTGGCTGAGCAGGGATACCGCAAGGCCTACGAAGAGGGCAATACGGACGAGATTATCAAAGCCCAGCAGGCCATGCAGGACATTACGATCAAGCGGTCGCAGCTGGCTAATCTCCCACCCCCGGTGCCGAAGGAAGACTTTAAATTTCAGGAGCAACAGCCAATTCCTGACTTTCAGCAGCAGACTTATACACAGCCTCAAGAACCTGTGTATGAAGAGCCCTTGCAGGAAGAAATTGTCCCTGATATAAAGGTCCAAGAATGGACCGCTCGGAACCCATGGTTCGGAGAAGAAGGCGACCCAGAAATGACGTTTGCCGCTCTAGGTGTCCATAAAAGTTTGGTTAATCGTGGTATAGACACGAGCTCTGACGAGTACTATGCGGCGCTCGATAGGAGAATGAGTGAGTTATATCCCGAAAAGTTAGGAAAGCCACGACGCTCGTCACATGTGGCTCCCGTTGGTAGAACAGCTGCCACGAAGAAGGTGACGCTAACCAAGGCACAGGAAGCCTTTGCAAAACGATTTAACATCCCCCTCGAACGGATGGCGAGGGAGCAGATGAAAGCCAATGGAGATAACTAATGGTTGAACAAGCACCTGTACGCGCCCCTACGAGAGCGCAGGAAACCCGGGCTAAGGAAGAACGCAAGGTCTCTTGGAGGCCGGCGCACGATCTGCCTGAACCGGAACCTCAGGAAGGCTATGTCTTCCATTGGAAGCGAGTGGCCTACTTAGGCAACTCTGATCCGGCTAACATGGCGAAAGCGCGGCGAGAAGGATGGGAACCCTGTAAAGCAGAGGATCACCCTGAGATGATGGCCGACTACGCAGCATTTGGAGTCAAGCCCAACGGTATCATTGAGATCGGTGGACTGGTCCTGTGCAAAACCACGGTAGAGAATGCCCAAGCTCGTAAGGATTACTACGCGACTATGACCCAGCGTCAGGCAGACTCCGTGGACAACAACTTTCTTCGTGAGAATGATCCTCGGATGCCGCTCTTTAGAGAAGGCAAGTCCAAGGTATCTTTTGGCAGCGGTTCCTAATAGCTAGGGGCCGTAAGTAACAAATTTAGGAGCAACTTATGGCATATCCTAATGGCATTGGTCCTACTGGTCTGATTCCTGAGAATCTGATCGGTGGACGCGTCTATAGCGGCGCGATTCGTCAGATCCCGATCGCTTCTGGCTACGCTCAGAACATCGGTAACGGCGACTTCGTCACCTACACCACTGATGGCACGATCGTTCGTGTTGATACCTCATCTGGCGCAAAGACTGGTTTTGCAGCAGCTCCGGTGGGTATCTTCCTCGGATGTTCATACGTGTCTTCGACCGGTATGAAGTACTTCACTCCGGCTCAGTACTGGCCGACTGGCACCACGATTCTTCAGGACAACGAAAACTACGGCTACGGCTGGGCTTACGTTTGTGAAGATCCCGATGCAATCTTCGTCGCTACTGTGACTGACGGTTCTGGCAACCTGTACACTTCTGGCGCTGCCACTCAGGCAAACGTCGGTCAGAACGCAGGTTACTATGTTGGCTCTGGTCTGGTTAACACCACCACCGGTAACAGCATCGTGTCTGTAAACCTTGCGTCTGCAGCAACCACCAACACCCTGCCGCTGCGTATTATCGACGTTGTCCGTTCTACGGCTCTGTCTGATGGTACCTACCAGCAGGTTCTGGTCAGCTACAACGCTGGTTTCCATTTCTATCGCCAGACTACCGGCATCTAAGGGAGTAACGTAAATGGCTGCTATTTCACGCGCGCAATTACTTAAAGAGCTCCTCCCCGGTCTGAACGCCCTGTTCGGTCTGGAGTACGAGCGCTACGGTGAGGAATACAAGGAGATTTTCGAAACCGAAAGCTCCGAGCGTTCCTTTGAAGAAGAACAGAAGCTGTCAGGTTTTGGCGCAGCTCCGGTTAAGGCTGAAGGCAGCGCTATCGCATACGATAACGCTCAGGAAGCATGGAACGTGCGGTACACCCACGAAACCATCGCTCTTGGCTTCTCACTGACCGAAGAAGCAATCGAAGATAACCTGTACGACAGTCTCTCTGCTCGTTACACCAAGGCACTGGCTCGCGCCATGGCCTACACCAAGGAAGTGAAGGGTGCCAACATCCTGAACAACGGCTTTAACTCTAGCTACAAAGGTGGCGACGGTAAGGCTCTGTTCGCGACGGACCATCCGCTCACCTATGGTGGCACTATCTCTAACCGTCCGTCTACCGCGGCCGATCTGAACGAAACCTCACTTGAAAATGCGGTAATTCAGATTTCTCTGTGGACTGACGAACGTGGGCTCCTCATCGCAGCCAAGCCGAAGAAACTGATCATCCCGTCTGCTCTGCAGTTCGTGGCGACCCGCATCCTCGAAACTGAACTGCGTGTTGGTACCTCCGACAACGACATCAACGCTCTGAAGAACAACGGTTCAATCCCGGGCGGCTGGACTGTCAACCACTGGTTGACTGACACCAATGCTTGGTTCTTGACCACCGACGTTCCGAATGGCCTCAAGCACTTTGTCCGTACCCCCTTGGCGACTTCAATGGACGCTGATTTTGATACGGGGAACGCTAGGTACAAGGCGAGAGAGCGCTACAGCTTTGGATGGTCCGATTTCCTCGGAGTATTCGGAAGTCCCGGAAGTTCCTGATTTATCAGGGTTTATCGGGAGAAAAGGGCCTTCGGGCCCTTTTCTTTTGCCCGCATGTTGACACAGCGTTCCTTCAGTGGTTTAATATCTTTACCAACCCGGAGGGCGCATGAAGAACGTAATTTACAAAATCCGAAACGTAGTCAACGACCACTACTACGTAGGCAGCACAGTCGACTCTCGCAAACGCTTTTGGGCGCATAGAAAAGCTCTTCGCTTAGGGAACCATGACTGCGTGCATTTGCAACGTGCATGGAACAAATATGGCGAGGACTGTTTTAAATTCGAAGTGCTAGAGACGCATAGCTCTAAAGACGAGTTGTACCCAGCGGAACAAAAATGGCTGGACGAGCATTTCGGTAAAGACTACTGCTACAACGTAGCTGCCCACGCCGACTCCCCTATGAGGGATGCGAGCCCAGAGATCCGGGCTAAATTAGCTGAAAAAACCAAAGCATGGCTTAAACGAGAGGGACACCCTCGGCAAGGCGTAGCACATACAGAAGAATCCCGCGCTCAGATGTCAGAGACGCGTAAAGGTAAAGCAGCAGGCGCAGACCACTACCGTTACGGTAAAACAGTTTCTGAAGAGGTACGTAAAAAGATTGGAGACGCTCAACGCGGGGTAGCAAAAGGACCTAGGGTGTACACAGAAGAGGGTCGTGCCAAAATCCGTGCCGCAGCCGAGGCGGGTCACTACAGTCACTGGGAAGGTCGCAATCATTCGGAGGAGTCGAAGGAGAAAATGGGCCGCGCCGTCATAGCTACGGATCCCGCGGGTGTAGAGCATAGGTTTGCTACAATTACTCAGCTTCGTAAAGAACTAGGACTGACTCCACCCACGGTGGATAGGGCTTTAAAATCTGGCAATGCCCTGACAAAAGGCAAAGCCGCGGGATGGAGTTTTCGCTATGAAAGGGGGTGATTCATGACGCGCTCACCGAAAGGGACAACACGACTTACTGCGCTATACGTATTCTTGGTTTTGTGGGTGTCGGTCTGGTTGGTACCGCTATATTTGTGGGTGCAGCACCTCTCGAAGTTGGCGCCGGAGTCGCCGCCATTCTCACGGCCATTGGAGGTGGAGTCCGCCTCAAAAATGAAAACGTTGACACAGCAGAATAAGTAAGCTACAAAGGCTCAAATCTAGGGATTTTCTAACTGCCTGCTCGACCGCCCTAGCGGTACTCGCACAAGACGACAGGCGCATGTGCACGAGGTTATCATG